CAAAATAAAATTTTGAGTGGGGACGAACTGACTGGTACAGAGTTGCAGAAAGTGCAGCGACAGGCAAAAGTGATGCGTGACGCCTTAAATGAGGGGAAGGTTTATAACCCTGATATTCCTGCAAATGTTTTAAGAGTTGATCCTGAGGTTGGCAGAAAGCCAGGAGTTAAAGCGCCAACTGAAACTAATAAACCTAAAAATGGCTTCGACCCTGAACTACGCAGTAAAGAAGAGCTGGATGAAATTGCTCGACTAACCCATGAACAGGAAGTTGACATGAAACAAAGTGATCCAAAGGCTTATGAGGAAGAGCTCATAAAGCAACGACTTGATGAAGCTGAGCACAATTTTTCAAATATGGACTCCTCAGAGTTTAGGCAACAGCTTGAGGTTGATGACCCTGATCTAACCTTTGGAGCCGGGGCGGCACAGCTTTTTGCTAAACTTAATGCCTACTTCAAAAAAGGGCGGAAAGGTCAGTCAAGGCAGAGATATCTTACCTATCGTAATCTTGAGACAAAAGGAGTTCCTTTGAGCGCACGACGGTCAATGACTATGGCAATTCAAGCTCAACTTCGCAAACATCCTCAGTCAAAGAAAAAGCCTTTGCAGGTCTGGAAGGTGATGGCCAGCATGAAAGCCGACGGCATTGACCCACAAATTGTGAAATGGGTGGGACGAAATATCCTTAAACCCTCAGAGGTCACACTTATCAACCCTTATCTCCAGCCAGGGGTCACAAATGATCCAAAGCTTAGAGCAGCATTACAGGCACTTCGACTAGGGGACACGGGTGCTCGAATTCAAGTAGATGAAATGACGCACCGCATTGTGACACTTTTTAATGAGAATGGTATTAAGGCCTTTTCTAAAGAAGATAAAATGGTACGGGCTTTTAGCGGAGGAAAGGTTAAAAACGCTCCTCCAAATGTGAAAAGGGTGGCGGCAGGGTTACAGGATATTTATCAGGCGTTTGCTGAACAGCTGGGCAAGGAGGATGTATTTTCCCCCACTTATCAACCAGATATTACGGACTTTGAAACCCTCTTTAAAGTGTTTAAAAAACAACTTGGCGGCCAAAAGCGTTGGGACAATTTGGAAGCCCAATATAAAGTGAATGTGGGTTCAGAAAAAGAATTTAATCAGGTTCAAAGGGTACTGCGGGGAAATAAGGCTTGGCGAACTGTCTCTAGTAAAGATAAACAGAGGTTGAAGGCGGCTTTCAACTTCAAAGACCTTGTAGATTGGGATGAATTGCCCAAAGGGTTACGAGGGGAACTTCCCGAAGCCATGTTTAATGGTTTTCTTTTGCGAAAGACTGGGGCCGAAGTGCCGACAATTTCTTCTGCCTTTCAAACAGCGATTCAATACACTCGAACCACTTCCCGGGCTATTCATATGCAGCCTGCACTTGACGAGGTTGGAGCTATCTACAACTCTATTTCCCCCGCGAGTAGCCGTCTTGGGGCTGTTCTTACGAACAAGGATCAAATTGAGTCCTTAGCTAAGGCCGCAGTTGGAGTACCGACAGGCGATTCAAAACTGATTGAGTTTCTCGCGCAACAATTAAATGAGACGGTCAATCGAGAGGTGCTAAAGGTAGGTGCAATTAGGGAGGGGGTTAAACAAGTAAACACGCTTCAAGCCTTGGGAGCGTTGACTATAAATCTCGGAGTTGGTCTTGGAAATTCAACTCAGATCGTTATCCCTGCTATGCGTAATGGGAATGTGGGTCGGCTCCTTTTAAAACGCACCAGTCATCCAGATATTGATGCCGCAATAAAGCAGGCTAGTGGTTTGATGTCCGAAGTTGCCGACGTCCTTCAGCAACAGGATGTTTTGCCAGGGCGCTTTGACCCCGACTACCTAAAGTTCTTGGAATTTGAGGAGAAGTTTGGAAGGTGGGCGCTCAGTCCCTTGAACATCTCTGAGAATTTTTTACGGGGATTTACTGTGGTTTCTGAACTGGAGGCCGGCCTCGACGCAGGACTTTCGATTAAGAATGCAATTCCGGTTAGCGGAGCTAGAGCAAACCGACTCACCACTAATTTCAAACTATCCGATGCCGTTGCCCAGGCGATACTTCAAGATGCCCCTAATACATTTAGGGGAGGGGCGCTCAGTCAAAGCCCACGCCTTACGGGGCCAGTCGGGCGAGCAGCAGCATTTTTCACCTCCTTCCCCGTTAATGCTCTGGGCACATTTAGCACAACGACAAGCGAGGCTATCCGGACTAAGGATGGGTTGAAATTAGTACGAGTACTGGCGACTATTGGGAGTTTGTGGTCGTTACCTTGGGCAATGGAAGAATACGCGGATATGGACATTCGGTCAATTTATGGGCCAAATAGCCTTTTAATTAAGTTCAGTGCACCTATTTTTCGGGGAATGTGGAACTTAGGTATTATGGCCGCTGGCCACCCTATGGAACTTCGAATCAAAACAGTCGACAGAGCGAAAAGAGAGTTCTCTCAATTCCTTTGGAACAATGTTCCAGGGCACAATACATTCAATAAGTATGTAAGAGCTGAACGAAATATAAAAGCTGAGGCTGTCTTGGATGCGAGACTTCGGAGAATTACAGAGGAAGAGTTAATGACGCCCTGGACAGTTCACTGGATGATGCAGCTTGGTGTAAAAGACCCTGTTATACGTAACGCGCGGAAGGTCTTGAGAAAGCTGGCCAGGGAGAAAGCAAACTTCCAATCAGATTTTAATGAGGGGGTGCAGGATGCGGCTAAATTTTCCATTGATGGTGGGTCGCAGAGTACCCAAGCTATCAGCAACATTCAAAAACGCTTGAGTGAGCTGCACCCTAATCTCTTCGAGTCAAAGAAATTTGAGACGGCGCTTGATAAATTACTCGAAACAACTCCGACTGAACGTGCGGAGCGGCAGTTTGGTAGAAACAATCCGGGACTTACAGACCTTTCAGATGCTTTGAATCCATTGAGATAGGAGTCGTTTGTACAATATTTAACAAACGACTCCTATCCAGCCCCTAACCTAGTGTACTTCGATATGGATATGTGAGTGCTCCAGTACCACGTCAAACTCCGCTTTGAGCTTCATCTGAAGCCGCTGAACAATCCATTTACGGTGCTGAAAGTCTAAATGACGGGTTCGACAGTCAATCGCCTCTCCCGTATAGTGCTTACTCCCCTCCATGTGAACACCCTCTCGCCCACTGGTAATGGTGAGGAGGGATTCAAAGTACCCAAATGCCTCCTCAATTACGGGGAGTTTATTGTGTAGGGCAGATGCTAGGTCTAAGACCACGCCTTCTTTAATTTTCATGTAATTTCCTCCGGTTATGAATAATTGAAACTTCGGTCGATTTTTCTCCATCAATGTGCCACCCCTTTAGGTCTGCTCCATCGGTGATGAGGTAGACTAACTCTGGGGAAAAGGCAAACATCATGTCACTTTTTGATGGCTTGAGGTCGGCTGTTGGATGGGAATGATAGACCGCAATCATGTCTAATTGAAGTCGCGGAAGCAGTCGTTGGACTTGGGCGAGTTGTTCTGGCCAAGCATTGTAACTCTTGGTGGGAGTTGTGTGGATGTTGACTAAAGGAAATATCTCACTGACTTGGTGATTGAACCCTGCAAGAACTCCAACACATTCACGTGGGAGTTCTATACGGGCATGTTGTTTGACTATCTCCTGCAGATCTGGGGGGATTAAAAGGGTTTTCATAAACCATCCTTTCCAATTAGCTCGCGGGAATACCAATAGGCCTCTTTCCACGTAGTTTTCTTATTCTTTGTTGTCACGGTCTTGTACCTTCCGCGCTTGACCAGGAATAGGCACATAGCCTCCAACTCTTCGAGATTCCCATAGCGTAGGATTTTCAGTTGTCCGACCCACACTACCTGAGCCATCTCCTGTTTGGTTCCCCACTTGATGAGGTCGCCTGGCCGAGGGAGTTCCACAGTCATGTCCCCTGCGTCCGCTCAAATTCAAAGTCGCATTCGCTTTCTGTATGGTGCCTTCGGCTAGGTTTAAGACCTCCGCAACGAGGACAGGTGTTACTTGCAACTTCTGGCACTGGCTCAGAAACTGGGTCATCGTGCAGGGGAGAAGATGGTGATTGAACCTTGGGAGTATTTTCATGAGCATTTGCCTCTTCTCTTAGGTTTAGTTCAAGTAGGGCTAGAGCATTCCAAGCCATGTGCGCTAGGTGACTATACCCTGATTCATCCCTAGGCTCCACGGCAATCATATGTCGCCAAAGAGCATCACGGTAACGGGCTTGACCATTAGGTACTTCAAGCCATCCGCCCTCTGTGTACTTCTTCGCTCCATAAGTGGCGACCTGCGCCACAGCATTTAAAGCATGGGCGAAATCTTTGAGCAAACCGACTCGTGGTTTGCCGAAGTCGAGCTTTGCCCCCCGTGTGTGTGGATCTACCTCGTGTTCAGTACTTTCCATGTTAACCTCCTCGTTTGACGTAGTAGAATACTTTGCCAGCTGTTTGTGCCGCATCAATTAAGTTTGCGCTAATGAGAGTCTCAATGCACTTTGCTAAGCCATTTTTATCCATTTGACGGTAATTTTTCTTCAACAGTTTTGAATGTTGAATTCCCTCTGACCCCGCCGCAATCAGTTGGTCAAGGACTCGTTGGTTGTTCTTCCCAAGTGCCGGTGCATTTGGATTTACAAACGCATCAGGCATAGGGATTTCTAGGGTGTCAAAAATCCGCAAAGCCTCTTCAAACTTTTCAACGGTGAAAACTGGTTCAAGATCTTCAGCCAATGTGATGACCATTGTTAGCCGGAGAAGGTGGTCTTGTTTCCTTGCGTAGTAACCGCACATGCGAGGGTCATCAACTTTATCACTATCTATTCGGAGTTGGTGATACCAGTTAATGTACCACTTTTCGCTCTCCGCACTCATGGAGAATTGGCGCTTTTGCTTTTGGAATTTTTTAAGCGTTTGAAGGAGCTGCTCTCGCTGTAAATCATTCCGCTGAGGGGGGAGAGCGAGTTCTCTAGAGGTCTGCTTCTCCATAACGAAGAGAAAACGGCTCATGAACCCTCCGCCAAAGGCTGTCGCAGGTATGGCGCTAGTGAGTCCGTCAGGGGTCACACAGCCCAACATCGCCGCATTAACATTGGTCAACTTAACAATACTTTTTGTGCGTGTGCGGTAGTCCCACTTTCGGGGATTATCTGCAAGACGAGTTATGAGGTCAATCATGCCCTCATTATACTGTTGCTTTCCTAGGAAAACTGGGAGTTCAGGGGCATAGATAAATCCCCGACACTCTTTAGACTCCCCTCCCCCAGAGCTTTTCATGGAATCAACAAGTGCCTCCGGCGTTACTTTTTCTGCAATGACATTGAGTCCCTCAAGCTCCCATAAGAGGTCAATTCCAATATCTCCTGCACTCGTCTTTTTGCACCGCCCCGAAGGCGCAACAATTACGATAAAGTGGTTAGGGAAAACTTGACTGTGACCCCTAGGGAAACTTACATTACGGCCGAATACAGCGCCTAGGACTGAAATCGCCACCCAAAAGTGAAAGGACTTAGGGGCTTCACTGTTGAGGGTATAGGTAAGGTAGTCAGAAATGAAACCCTCTTTGGGGTAGATATCTTTAGAAGCGCGTTTTCCGATAAGGAGGGGTTCCAGGAGGGCAAGCTCAACATTTTTACCCTCCAGTAGCTTCCACACTCGTGTGAGCGGTATATGCCACATATGGGATATTCTGGTTGCCCAACCCTTCATCCCTATTTTACCGAGAACAGGGTAGATTTGCTGAAGAACTTTGATAACTTCGACCTTTAGCTCAATGGTAGCAGTGCTCCAATCCCGATTAAAAACCTCCTCCAGATCTTCGAGATTAGATTTAAGGTCTTTCATGACCACTTCCACTTATCTAAAGCATCCCAATTCTTTCCATACTTTAGGTCAACGGGTAAGTCAACCTTTCTGCCCCGTATAGTAACGGGCATTTCCATTACTTTACGGATGTCTTTAAGTCGTTGGGGAGTGGTTGGGTGGTTGGGAAGCTCAAAACCTAGCGCATCGTGAATTTGGAGAATGAGCCCTGTTGTCAACCCTTGACGGCTAAGCCGAATACAGGCGGTGTTAATAACATGTGCCGCCCCACTTTGAATTGGGTAGTTGTAGGCACTTTTAATATTGTCACTTAAAGCCCCGAAAAAGATACGCTTCAATCCAAAAGGGTTAACAACAGTCCTTGACGACCTAACTTCTTTTTCAATCCGTTCACGGTAGAGGGCTATAGCCGGTCGTTCTTTATAGTAACGAGCTTGGGCTGCCTTCGCGTATTTAAACGAGATGAACCCTGGGTTTGCCATGAGCACAGCGGTCACATCACCGCCATAATTCAGACAATAGACGAAGGACTTGGCAAAACTTCTCTGCCTTTCTGTATACGTTTCCCCATCTTTAATGCCAAAAAAGTCTCGCGTGTTTTTATCATGGGGGTCTTTGCCCTCCTCGAATGTTTGAATTAGAGGGAGATCTTCTGCTTCATAAGCAATGATCCTTAGCTCTATCTGGCTGTAGTCAAAGAGGTATAGTTTGTGGCCAGGTTTTGCACAGTAGATCCGCCGAGCAATTCCAGCAGGCACATTTTGCAAATTAGGGTCACGGCTAGATAGGCGTTGATTTTTAGTTCCATGCTGGAGCCACGAGCAGTGAACCCTTCCGTCAGGGCCAATGGGAAGTCCCCTAAGGTACGTACTGAGAGTTTTCTGCTTCTGCTTTTTGGTGGAAATGAGGCGTAGGGCTTTACTACCCTCAACCAATATTTGATAACGCGAACTCTGGGGGCTTAACTGCTCCTGTTCGAGCAGAATCTTCTTATGAAGTTTAAGAAACGTGTCTGCGTCGAGTGAGGGGGCTTTGGTCTTTCGACTGCGTTTCACAACCGGAAGTTTTAACTTGACAAATAGGTATTCTTTTAAGGCCTTGTCCCCCTTAGGCACACCAGCCTCCTCCAAGTCTGTATTCAGTTGGGAAATTTGCATTGTGTACTCAATGATTGCGTCACGAAGGGTCGCTGTGTCCACCCCAATACCCCGCTTTTGCATATCAAGCAGGATCGGGGGTAGCTTCATTGTGACGGCACGGAAGTGGTCATAATTCCCTGTACTCCGAAGGTCTCTTGTAAGGTCTTGACTAGCTAAATGTGTACTATAAACGTCTTTGCAATTATACCCCCTGAATACTTCGTCGGTGAGGGCAAGGGCACCTGCATCGCTCTTACTTTCATCCTTGTAGTAAGGTACATTTGTGTGAACACTACATAGAAAGCCAAGGTCATGCGGGAGCTCTGCGTAGATTAGATGGTGCGCAAGCATGGTGTCAAACCAAAAGTTCTTCACCTCAAAGCCTAGGGCGGTCAGTACCTGAACATCAAAAAATCCATTTTGATAGATGCCTGGGCGGCTAAGCAGTCGTTGAATCTCTCTAACCACCTGTTCCTGCTCCTCTGGTTTCCAATAGGGTACTCCGTGCTGGGAAAGCCAGGGTATGCAAAGCGTGTCAACGCCATCAGAAAAGCCAATACAAATTAGGGAATTTTCCCAGTACTTAGCCCAACTCGTCTCAATGTCTACGCTTAGAGGGGTGGTAGGGCTAAATTCTTTAACTTGCTGCAAGGTGGGAAACTTGTTGAATTTGTACGCAGGGGGGATCAACTCTGGGAAAAGACTTTCAGACTTCGCTTTGCGTAAATCAGCAATTACAATGAACCACATAACTTGATTTCGCATCATGGTCGAGGGGTGGAGGGTCGGGAGAACCTTTCCATAAGGAGTCTTATAAAGGGAGCCTCGCCGTTTACTGATCTTATCCAGTCCACAAATGATATCCAGTGCAGTTGCCCCAAGTGCTACAATAATGTGGGCTTTGACGGTCTTTAACTCTGGAAAAAGGTGACGTTGAGCGCAGATTATAGGGTCAAAACTTTTGTCTATTTTTCCTTTTGGGGGTTGGCACCGCATTGCGTAATCAATACGGCAAGCTGTGCGGTCAATACCCGCACTCTTTAAAAGGGAGTTAAGAATACGTCCTGTACCTTCTTGAAACCCTTTACCAATTTTTACCTCGTTAGTTGTTGGGCAGTCTCCGACCAACTGAATCAAGGCATCTTTTGGCCCAGATGCGTGGACGTACCCTTTACCAACATGCTCCATGGGGCAACCGTTACAGGTTTTTGGCTTCTTTAGCATCATTTCCTTTCTGAACCAGAGTGCGTTCGTTGAACACTTTAGAGTCCATATCCTTTTCATCCCTGATCCCTAGGTAAGAAGGATGCCGTGGCTTGTCCTTTGACCCAAGGGGAAAATATTGATACTTGATTATTAAGGGGGTTTCGACTGACAAATCCATTGACCAAAATGCGTCTCGTTGAACTTGACTAAACCCCGTTCCAATTTTAAACTCAACCCCCGTTTCGAGATCCTTCACTAAGAGTGCGCCCATGGAGCCCATACCCACTTTGTTTTCTTGGTGGTGGGTGTGGGCGGTCTGACCCAACTCGTTTATAAAAGACTCATTTCCATTGTGCATGAGTTCTTCCATGCCAAGAAGATGGGCTTCTCCGTCAAGAAAGCGTTTCATTTTAAGCATTCCGCCTTCGTTGACCGTCGATCGCCCATACTTATAAAGGCCGTTAGGGTCGCGAATGATTAAACCCTCATACCCCATTTGAACCCAGCGAACTTCTGTAGAGGTTAAGTCAACCTCATTCTCACAGAGTGTTTGGGAGAGAATTGTTACCCCTGGGCAACCTAGATCCATTGAATTACACAAAAGGGCATAACGCAGGTCGAATTTTACAGTTAGCATATCATGCCGATCAAAGACCCAGAATGTTACAGAAGGTTCTCCTCCATGTCTCATTACCCCTGAGACAGTCTTTCTGTAACAATCAGGGGCAGTTGGATCTCCAATAATCAATTCCCCATCAAGGCCGGAAGGCCATTCTTCTGCGAGACTCTGAACGTGCCTGTTGGGTATTCTTTTCATTGAGCGGCTGTACACTACGCCATCAATCACGAGAGCCCGAACCCCATCAAGTTTCGGGGAGGTGTAGCAAGGGTAATTTACCTTCTTTAAATCTACTTTTGCTGCAAGCATTGGTCTCATTATCCACTCCTTTAAAGTTGAGCTGACCTACATCACCTTCTTTCCAATGACAATATCCCCGTGCGTGATTAGAAAGGTCTTTGTATCTTTCGCCCGTTCAACCTGCGGAGCGTTGTAGATGGAGGTCGGCCAGCGGTGACTGATTCGCATAAGCGGGACAAACCCTACTTCATCCATCATACTCCTGACCTCAAAAGGCCAATCAATGAAGGGGATACCTTCGGGAAGTTTAAAGCTCTGGGGCATGATTATGAGGGCACAAACACCGCCATCCTGTAAAGTGTCGTGGGTGTGGTGAAGGAGCTGAAGAAGCCACTCGCGAAAGTCATCGAGGGAGAGGGTGGCACTTGACTCTGCATGTAGGGCTTTATACTCCTTCTCTAACATATTCCAGTAGGGAGGGTCAAGGAGGACAAATTGAGCATCTTGGGCTTCTGGGGGATACCCTTCTGAGATGTTCCAAGGGTGGATATCAGAACGAACTGGGGCAATGTCGGTCACATAACAGGGACGACGAAGGTTCTTGGAAGCGTCAACGGTCACACCGCCTCCCCCGAAAGGGTCAACAACAAGATTGCCTGGGTTTGTATAGTAGTAAATGAGGTTCTCCACGATTTGGCCAGGAATGCGGCCAGGGTGATCTTGACCCAGAGTGACATCGCAGACTGGAAAGTGCCAGCTAGAGAAGAGTTGGAGGTCGAGCCCAAAGTCCTCTTTTCTCACAGCAGTTACGTTTAAGGATTTAAACACGGCATTTATGGACTTTTCCCCAGAGTCAATTTTATCCATTTGAGCGGCAATTTTTGGATCGCTTTTGGATGCCTCGAAAATCTTCTGGAGCTTGTGCAGATTGGTTCCACTGCCAATCCCTAACGCTTTTGCGACGATGGCTTGGGTTCGCTGGCCTTTTTTTCGATCTCCGACATCTTCGGCGGAAGGGTCAGCGTACCGCATGGCCGCAACCTTTTCTTTTTCAGAGGCGGTAAGATGTTGAGCTTCGCGCATCAGTTCCGTATACGTTTTCTTTCGGTAACGATTGTGTTCAACGATGGAAAGCTCTTCATTGTCGGTCTCCTCGGTTAAACAAGGTACTTTTTCGATTCCAAGGGCTTCTGCGGCGGCTAAACGTCGATGACCGGAAAGCAAGACATTTTCAGGGGTGATGACGAGGGGCTCTTTAAACCCATGCGTCTTAATGCTGGCGACGAGGCCTTGGAACTCGACATTCCGTTCACTGTCTTGGTAAAGGGTTGCATTAAAGGGATGTGGTTTAATAACCGTCCGCTCTATTTGTTTGACTTGAGTCGTACTCATTCTACCTCCTTGAAATTTTCAAATGTGTAAGGTCGTTTGTTCAATATTGAACAAGTGGATTTGGAGGGTACTTGGATGCACTAGTTAGGAGCTTAGCTTGTCTACAGTTGTCCAGACTGTCCAAGTACCCTCACAAATCCTTGAGGTTAGGCTATGAAACCACTAACCTTGCTCTGCAACTTATCCTGATAGGTTTCTTGGGTGACTTTGATCGTCACCCCGCATCCGGTCAACTCGTCGGTATCTTCAACGACCCCATGAAGCCCGGCGCTGTAGCACAGATCACGGAAGTCTTGTTTGTCGACACGGAGGTACGGGATATAGACATGCTGACCAGCAAACTCCCCCTCACTAATGACGAAATCTCCCCGAAGGTACTCATTGCCATTCTTATCCGTTTTGCGCTCATTGGTGTCCTTGTCTGTAGCAAAGTCCACCAGATTGACAGTGGCAATGTATTCTCCGGCAGTGATGGCTGGAAAATCGTCAAGGATTTCTTCGGTGTTTACTCCAACGTAACTCATGTTAGACTCTTTCTGCCCCATTTTGGTGGCATTGATTGTTATTATTCCAGGCATAAAATGTCTGGGTCGCTTGGCGGATACGACTACCCGTTGGTAATATTTTACCCCTTTGCATTCTTTTCTGGGGGTTCTTCTAAAAGAAGGGTGATCCAAATTTTGCCCTTAGATGAAGTTGAAGTAGTGGAGACTACTTGCATTGGGCGGCCTTCGATTAGAGTATTGAGTCTTAGTTCAATATTTTCAGCAACATCAGTAATTACTTTATACTTTGCCATCAGTTCCCCCTTTAATTTGACCCCTAGTTACATACTCGTAAAGTTTTCCAAAGTCACTCTCCACACGGGGCGGAACTACTTGCCCTGCATACCGTCCTCCTGCTTCATAGTACCCTTCTGTTGCAGTGGCGATTTTATAGGCTACTTTACCCCCGCCTTTATTCTCAACCACTGTATGCCACACGAATGAGACAATAGCTGGAAAAGACCGCATGATTGCGGGACTAAGATCTAGCCCAGCCTTAACCCTCCCCGTCAGTTCATCCTTATCCAAGCGTTCAAGGCAGGTGAACAAAGTGTGGCACTGGAAGCGACAAATTCGACGGACTACATTCGTCAGCTTATCATTAGCCGCTCCACGGTCAGGAAGGGTGAGAGACTTTCCATTCACTGTGTACGTTTTGTGCAAAAGGGTCTGCATCATGTTCAAAGGATCGAAAATAAGGCTTTCAAACTCCTGACCCTCAATGGTAAATTTTCCGTCTTTACAACTTCGCTCAACCTTATTCACGAGGTCTTGCAAAGTTATCCAATCCAAAATCTCAATGAACGCGAGGTCTTGATTGCGTAGAGATTGCATACCCTCCTCGTCCATACTAAGGATTAGGGGCTTGGGTAGAGTGGCGCAGAAGGTTGTCTTACCTGTCTTAGGGGGGCCATACAGCAATCCGTGCCAATGAGGTTGCTTTAAATCATTTGTTTTTTGTATGTTAAGTGCCATTCTTTTAGTCCTCCCCTACTTGAGTGCCACAAACTGCATCGTGAAGGTCTCCATCAACCATTTCCGTTACTTTCATTACTGCCTCGCTTTCTACCCTCTTGGGGTCTTACTGGTGGATTGATTCCGTCTCCGCGGATAGTCTTGTTGAGCATGTGGGCGTTCTCGAACCACTCACCCCACTCTTTTTGAAAGGCTTGTGCCTTTATCTCTAGTTGTCTCCGGCCTGCTGGGTTAATTTGCATGATTTGACCGATTCGCGTCTTTGAAAGACCAAGTTTACCCAGTGCAAGAACAAGTTGCATTCGGGTTAAGTGTAGATCATGGCGGATAATTCTTTCACGGTGAACGGCGTTCTGCCACTTCTCAAGCATGTCTGGTCTGCCCGTACTCATTCATCCCCTTTACGTGTGGGTTATCCCCGATTGCCGCGTTTTTGTTGCCTGGCTGTCTGCATCTCAAAACAATCCCAGACCCACTTGCCCCTTTCCATTCGGCTATAAAGGACGATTGGGAAATGCCCCATTAAGGCATGGTAAGCGCACACGACAATGCCTTCACGAACGCCTGGCATTACAACCGTGTGAACTTCGTCACGGGAAAGGTCGCACTTTTTCAACCACTTGAACACAGCCTCAAAGCAAACATCAGGTTTGATAGGGAGGTTCGATGGCCAAAAGTGATCTACTTCATGTGGGTAATGGTTATTGAAAGAGATTGTTGCCATTTAGACCCGTTGCTCAATTTCTTCAAAGGATTCCTTGACACTCATACTAAACCCTCACTGTTCACATTAAAGGTGGCTTCAATTAGATGTTCATCTTCGCCATAGCGACAGAGTTCAATATACTCACATGCACGGTTGAAAGAAAAACACTCATGTTCACATCTGTAGTAGGCTTCTTTACCCTTTTCCGCACTTTCAACTGCACATTCGTCGATTGCTTGAAAGACTTGGGCGGTTGATGAAAGAAATTCACTCACTTGCTCTGGTGTACGGGTGAATAACTCTCGTCCGAATTGAGGACTGCCATACCCTTTTTTATTCTTACGGGGTTTTTGACATACATTGAGAATAATACCACTAATTCCCTCCCCACTCATGGATTTGACGGCCTCAACTGCCCCGATATAATACCCGGTAATTTGGGGTGCGAGGTAGAAATTACGCATGTACATGGAGATGGCAAAGCCTGTTGTCTTGTGTTCCATGACATAAAGGCGGTCTTCCGGCCCCCGCACAATCCTATCACATTTTCCTGTGTAGGAGTACTTGTTGTCAATGAGGTAGGAGAACTCATGCTCCTCTACAAGTGATGTGAAAGGGTCTTTATCATAAACATCCATGTAGGATTGGACTAGGTAGAGGGCTAGGGTCAGGGGCTCTTGGTCACTGTACCCTTCTGCCATCTCATTTGACCAAAAATCTCGCATGTGTTGAAGGGTGTCGGCTTGGTTCTTTTCAACCATTAACGCCAGTCCTTCGTGGAAAAGAGTACCTACGTCTAAGGCGATTGAGCGCCCTTTCGTCTCTAAGCCTCGAACGTGGCGGTAGTAGAACTTTCGGCGACAGCGTTTGAAACTGTCAAGGTAGCTATTTCCTGTTGGTGATGCGCCCACTTTTAACCTCCTCTCTAAGTGTTCTCGAACCCTTTATCTTTTGGGAAAAGGGTTCGAGTCTCAAAAGATTTGGGGCTTTGACGATTTGTTTCAAGGATCTTGTTGAGGCCGCGCTGGCGCCAAAGCATCTGACTGCTTTCCAGGCAATATAGGCCTTAACTCGCCACATTCCATCTTCAAGGCAATTTTTGTATAAGAGTTCATCAACCGCTTCACGGTGTATCGGGAGAAGTTGCCCCGCACGTAGTAGCTGGTAAAGGGCATCGTGGACAAGTGACCCTCGCATAAACTTAGGAGTGTCTGCGGCGGGGCCAGATGCCCCATCCCATGCGTAGCCAGATTCGATGTCAAGGAAACCATCGGGGTGGAGGGTAATGAACCCATTTGCGCCTGGGAGCTTCTGCCCTTTCGGTGGGAAGATATGTGTTTGAGTATGATAAGGGCGAGCGAGCTGGTACTTGTACCCTTTTCGATAGTAAATATCGGTGCTTATAGGTAAGTGTTCCATAACCTAGTCCTCCTCATTGACAATAGTTTTTAGCAAGTTACACCCTTCAACGTCCGCAGGGTCAAGCCGACACTCACTTAGAGGGCGGCCATAGGTTGTACTACCGTATTCCTCCCATTGAATTGTTTTGTGGTCGTACTGACACGTTATACATGCGTCTGAGGGGTAGTATTGCTCATGTGCATCCAAAAACTTGCCCCACTCATTTAAATCAACTGTTGTTATCATCTCTAACCCCTTTCCTTCCCTTAACAAGTTGGTTGAGGAGGTCTTTCACCTTCTCACTGGTGTCTAGCTCCAAAGTTGTGAGGGTTTGTGTAAGTTTTTTCTCCAAGTTTGGAGGTGCAGGGGAGCGTCTGTTCAACTCCCGCACAACCGCCTTCGCGTCAAAAGTGTGCTTTGTTGGTGATTGGCTCATGCTTGTAAGTCCTCCCACCCTAATGCGCTAAGTTCCGCGAGGGCTGATTGGAGTTGGCTACTGGAGAAAGGGAGGGCTTCTAAGAAAGAAGGTTCAAGCTCACTTTTCCATTCACCGAAAAAGGGGTAATGAGGGTGGCCTGTATTGCAGTGAATTGTAAGTTCTTCCATTGACTGCATACGGCGCCCTCGGTGGCCAGTAGGGTTTTGACATTTGCCACAGTAGTAAAGGGCGGGAATGGGTTTAGGTACCACCAGCTCCCCCTCACTCCAAACAGCGGGGCCGTCAAAGATAGGGGCAGTTGGTTCAACCTTCACGCGCTTCGCTCTCGGTGTCCAGGGTTTGTTGAACTGGCGGCGTGGATGGGTTGGATTGACAATATCAGGGTGAGAGAGTTTAAGTTGCGCACCAAGTTGAGTGCGTTCTTCGGCCGTGAGGCCACTTATTAAATGCTGTAGATTGAAAGTTTTTGATTGTTTAGACATGGTTCCTCCACTGATGGGAGGACGGCTAGCACTTTTTGATTCTAGCACGTCCAGATTTATAATGTTTATTTACGTAACGATTCTATCACATTCATCTTTGTTTGTCAAACCTCTCCCCAAGGAAGAAAGGTCTAAGTGTGGGCAGGTGGTGTAGCAACTGTGCGGCCAGTCACTTTTTGTTGACCACCTACCCACAACCCCCAAGGAGGAGGGTTAGACGGTTGCGTTCAGACTACGAACCTTTTTGGCAATGGCGGAAACTTGGCCAGGGGTAAAGCCCGCTCCACGAACAGCAGACTGCCATCCTTCTTCGCCAAAAGTGGCAATGTTTTCGCCAGTTACCTTGTCGCTGATAACCCCTGTGTCTGAATCGAAGTTATACTGCTTTGTGGCAGTGATTTTTCGGGTGCCTTTTGCCGCACGTTTCAGCTCTTTCAGCTTCTCGTACTCTTCAATGACCACCGAGTTTGCCTCAACAAATTCGTCTAAGGCAGTCTCTGCCGCAACCAATTCGGGTGAACGGGGTTTTACCGCACGCTTGGTGAGTCCAAGTATCTTGGCAATTTCGAGCTTGTCTTCTTCAGACAGCTGGCTGACCATATCCGCAACATTCAAAGTTTCTTTCGACATTTTAGTTCTCCTCTTTCTTGAAGCCCTCTCTGGGCGGTTAATGCAAGCCACTGTAGCTTGCAAAGTGTTTAATTTGTAAAAAGATTATATCACATTTTTGGGCATGAATCAAGTCTTTTTGAAAGTTTCTCATATTTTCGTAGAAGTTATCATAGACACATTTGCTTGAAGCTCGTGGCAAATGGTACAAACACCCTCTGAGGAGTCATTTGTACAAATATGAACAAACGACTCCTCAAACTCGGAAAACTGTTTCTTTCTTCGAGGTCTAGGGTTCCATTTGCCGTAACGCTCCACCGTTACAACCTCTTTGTACTCCTTTGGAAGGTGATAGAGGTTGTGAAGAATCTGCTCGTCAATGATGTGGCCGCAGTTCAAACACCGCAAAATCTCCAACTTTTGACCTTGGGGTGTTAGGACTCTTTCGCCCACAAAGAGCCCTTGGCATCTTTTGCACTTGATTCGCTTTGGCATTGACCGTGTCTCCATCAATCTTATATATTGTAATAATACTCTCTGAAAGAGCGAACGCTTGTGTCGCTTCCACATATTCCATTGATAGCCCTATCAATTTGCCTCATAATGGTCTGGTTCGGGTTGTCTAGCATTCCATTGACCTGATTATAATATTCGTTCGCAGAATGATTGAACCCGCGCCTTCCTTTTATATATGCGGTAACAGTTCTTTTTGTAATGTCCGAGGGTTGTTCTATTTTTTTGTGTATAAATTTTCTCATGGCATTTTCTCCCTTTGTTGTTTGGTTTTAACTTCCAGCCTATACCCGATAGTCATCGGATACAGGGGCAAGCTAGAACAGTTCTATAAGCGCCATTGCCAACTGGCCACTGGGTTTAGGTTTGCAAGCCTGTATTCTCCCGAATAGATCTTCTTCTGGGTCTCTTTTTTTGTCTCGCCAAGGTATAAATTCCTATACCTGCCAGTAGTTACGCCGTAATCCCATGAATCCACATCTAGGGTGACCACCAGTTGGCCGTCAATTCTAGTTTTCTCTACTATGGTTGTCTCATAGGACTGGAACTGTTCACAGCGCGTTCCGTCTCTGATAATAAACTGGTTTAGTGCTTTGTTTCCGTTTGCGGTTGTCATATTTTGAACTTTCATGTCATTTCTCCTTGGTTGTTGTTTGGTTTTAGTACCCGTATTTTTCTGAAATGGTGGACGCGAATTCTTGTATATGCTCCTCTAATGAAAGATAGGGGTCAATTTCATGCCTCTCAGAGACCATAAGGCCAACGTTACAGGTTCCACCGGCTCTTAGTTCATCTCCAGCCCTAACTATATAAAAAACTCCCTCGATAGTTTCTACCGTTCCTATATACTCATCATATTCATCCGTGATTTGCATTGCTATTTTCTCCTTGGTTGTTGGTTTTAGATTCCGGCCTATACCCAATGCCATCAGGTATAGGGGCAAACTAAAACGTAAAGCCAAGCGCCTCTATAGTTCTCTTAGTGCATCAAAAGCCGCTTGAGTGTCTGGAATATAATTGTGCCAGGCATCACTCATTTCCTTAGTCCACATTCTAGGATTTAAAAGATCCTCAAAGTGGCTCACTGTATTTTCCAGCTCCATGATTCTCTTCGATGAAGGAGATAGAACCAAGTCAGCATCACGATCCCCCCATTTATATTTATTGCCCATAATACTTTGACCCCCAAGGGTGAATTGTGCTAGTTAAGCGAAATCCGATGTTCTTTATTTAATAGAGGAATTTTATCAGAATCCTCTCTATTTGTCAAACCGCTTGGGGCTTGTTTGAACGCTTTGGGAATGCGATTTTGGAACTTGTGCGAGGGAATGGATAGGAAGGGGACAAAATGCGATTCTAAGGGACATTAAAAGAGAAAGCGTATCACTTATCGGGATAGACAGACACACGCTTAGAATTGACGCTGTGCTGTCTATCCCTTCCCTTGAACCGACAGTCTTGAGCCCTACGACCTCAATCCACTTCCATATACAATTCCCATAGCAGTCTCACGACCCCAATCTCCCCACATATGAGCGCAAACGGGGTGCTATAGGGAGTGGCGATAACTGCCATCAAAAGCATCTGCAAACTAATTCGCATAGGCTGAGTCTCCTTTCCGGCTGGTGTAGCTGTTGATTAAAGATGTTCGGGATGTGGAACTTGTGGAATTCAATTCCACGCTAAGTGTTTGAAAACGTTGAAGTTATACAATTCCGCAATTCCACGCGCTTGTAAAGAGAAAGAGAGATTGTAAAAGAGAGGGTAAAGAGTGCCTAAGACCGTATATTATTATTATATTATATGTATATGCGTGGAATTGTAGAATTTATAGGTTAAGTCATTGAAAACATTGAAAAAAAAGTTCCACATTGACGTAGAATTTGGTGGAATTTGGTGGAACTTTCCACAAGCCCCAAAGCCTCCAACAATGGGGTTCAATCACTTAGGCCATACAGTCAAGGACTCTCACTAGGTTATAAATGGGCTTAGGCAAGTGCCTTAGTTGCTCTGTTGTTCAATTCATCAAGGACTTCTTGAGTCAAAAAGCCCCTGTCTTTCCGGTACGGACGGGCTTTGCGCACATGAGCCACCTGCCCTTGTGTGTAGCCGTAGTCCAGGAAGGTTTCAATCCATTCGACGTCCGGATGAACGCTCAATTTCGCATCGTCCCCTTCAAGGGTTGAAAGGGAGATCTCGAAGCTGAACGGGTCACCATTCACGAAGCACCATTTTTTCTTTGCTTTCCGTACTTTCGTTCCGCCGCCTTTTCCATGGCTTTTCAATTCGCGCTCAAGCGTTTGAAAGTCCTCAATCAGGTCGCCATAGGTTTCATAACCGTTATCCATGACTTCCGTAATCGGGATACTTCTGAAACTCTCAATCGCCTTTAATGCCTCTTGGCGTGCGAGTTGGGCGGCTGTTTGTGGTCGTAATGCCTTCGCGGCCTCTTTCGCTAGCTCTGGATTATCTTTAATCATCCCAAGTAGTTGTTCAAGGACTGCTTTTGCATCAGCGCTCACGGGTGTTTTTGTTTCCTGGTACTGAACTGTCTTTTCCATAGTCAAATCTCCTCAAGGGTTCACAAAGTGGTTTCACTTCGTGGGCGTGAGAGTCCTTGACTGTTTAGCCTGATGTGACACTCGAATAGCGTATTGTGCGCCCTTGTAAGGTTATCCGCCGATGATTCTTTTGTGGACTTTCAAAGTTATCCACCACTTTCCATCGTTACTGCCTCGGCCTAAGTTACCGGTAACTTTATCGCCTATCTCAAATTCATGCCAGAGGTAATCCCCTAGACCTTCCTCGTATGTTCCTGGCTGTGCGACGATATCCGCCGCAAGATCAATCGTGTCGATTAAGATCGTTGTATCTTTGTGAAGCCCTTGAAGGGCTTTTCTTAGTCTTCCTACGGTCATTTTCGCCATAATGTGTCTCCTACGCGCTGAAAGGCGCACAAGACACTATTCGAGTATCTGCTCAACATTCTCGGAACGCGCCCCAAGTGTTAAAGTTTATTTGTCGGGGCAGTAGCCACTCCACGTGTAGGGAACGTTCATTTTACGGAAATTGTTGAACGCCTTTTGCTCTTTCGGGAATGCTTTTTCAAGTACCTGGATGCTCTCTTCGTCAAGTTCCTCAACGTATTCCCATTTAGTGTCTCCTCGATATGGGGTTGGTTCTCCCTCGTCCATCCTCGCGATGTATGCCTCCCGCTCTAGGGTCTCAAGTTCGTTCCTTTCTTGAATAATGCGTCCGTCACTGCCGATCACGGCGTACATTAAGTTGCTGTGATCGTCAAATTGCATTAAACATCCATTGTGAATAACAAATTCAAGACCGTCCTCATCGTCAAGGTTTACGTCTAAGTTTACAATCTTATATTGGCTCATAATGCGTCTCCTATGAATGAATGGGACGCGTTACGAGAATGTCAAGCTTTGTTCTATCGACGCGCTCACTTGTCTCTATCAGGAACAAGATTCATCGTCGTTACGCTTTGCGTTATGAACAGGTTGCATTCATGACGCAAGAGGCGTAAATCCTAAGAGGCTTTACCACGCGTTGAGTGTACATCGTTAACGACGCGCTGCTACTTCGGGATGTCCCTATGGGATACTTTGGGACGGACATAGCACTTATTCAGACGCTTGCCTTTCTGCAATTTGCGCATCTGTCATGTCTTGAATATCGTTGATTTTATTTAGTGCTTTGATAAGTTTCTTACGCATCTCCGGAGACGTTTGAGCATCTCGTAATTCAGCACGAATGTTCAATCCCTGTAAAAGCATAAGTTTCTTGTAAATCAAAGCGTTCATATTCAATCTCCGTAAGTTCAAGTAAGTAAGTTGCTTGTCACATAACGCTTCATCGAATCGCTTTCCTCGCGGTGATATCACCACGTGCGCGCGGTTCATGACATGAAGCGGGATAAATTAACACAAATCTTACTCAAATCTACGTAAAAAATCGGTCTTTTACGCACTATAGTAGTCCCCCTTGATCGCCCCCCACGAGGGAAACCCTGCCCCTGAAATTTGGATAAAGTTTTTTAAAGTGAGGGTCGTTAGACTGTAGGGAGTCACTTGTTTAAAGTTGTGCAAGTGACTTCCCTACACCTTCTGGGTTTCTGGGTAAGGGAGCCGCCAGAAAATACTTTCCTTTAAGATTGCAAACGTGTTATCCTTACACTATGCAGAAACAAGCCTCAAAAAGTTCCGCCCAGTTGGTCGCCCTACTGCAACAAATGACTCAAAAGGTAGCGGTCAAGCCACCCCAAAAGCCCTCTGCTGTTCTGGGCGAGGACGGTACTTGGGCTTCAAGTTACGGCTTTGAACTTCCGCGTGATGAGCTAATTGCTATAAAATTACTCCAGGGGGAGAGTCGGCTTTCGGCCGCTAAACTCCTTGATCTTGCTCCACCCACTGTCTACACTGTAGTACAAACTGAACAGTTTATAAACGCTTTCCATAAAATGCAGGCGGAGTTAAGGGAGGATGCACTCAGTCAAAAAGACCGTATCGCCCAACTCGCTTCTCAAGGTCTTGACCGTATTGCCAACATTCTCTACAATAGTGAGGATGCGGATTTGGTGGGTAAAATGAGCTTGGCAATGGTTGACCGGGCTGGCCACGCTGTCCGCCAACATATGCAGGTTGATAAAACTGTAATCCACATTGACGCGGAACAGGGGGAGTGCATTGAGACAGCCTTTCGGGAACTGCGCGAGGTGGCTCAGGAAGTTGAAGATTTCTCAAGCCCGAAAGTTCTTGCTGGAGGCCAGGAGTAGTGGAGCCTGTTCAGCTAGAAAACCAAGATGACTTACGGTTGGAGATGCGGCAGAAGTCCCTCGACTCCCTCTTCTTCCTTTGTAAGGCGGTTTTAGGGTATAAAGACCTTGTGCCCCACCTGCACCTCCCGCTGTGTCAGTTCTTGGAGAGTGACAGTCACGCCCTTAATGAAAGTGGCAAGCCTGCGAAATGGGACAAAATGGTCGAGCTACCGCGAGGCCACCTAAAGAGTAGTATTTGCACAATAGGTTATCCAATTTGGCGAGTCCTTCATGACCCCAATCTCCGAGTCCTTATCAGCAATGCGACAGCTACAAATGCTTCTCACTTTCTACGGACAATTTCGGGTCATTTTGAAGAGAACGCCATTTTTCGGTGGCTGTTTCCTGAGATCATCCCTGAAAAGGGCAAGACAAAGTGGACAACTACAGAACTAGAAGTTGTGCGGTCAAAGGTTTGGCCGGAGTCAACTTTTGAGTGTATTGGGGTAGGCGGTACTGCTGTCAGTCGGCACTATGACCTCCAGATTGAAGATGACCTTGTAGCCGCCGAGCATTTGGAAAGCCCTGAGCAAATGATTAAAATCATTGAGTGGCATCAATATGCCATCTCTTTGAGTGTTAGTCCAGCTTCCCTGCAGAAGGTTGTGGTTGGTACGCGGTGGGCATTCAGCGACCTCATTTCCTTCATCTTGGAAAGGGAGCCGCAATACCGCACTTTCCGCCAGCAGGCGACTCATGACGGGCAGTTGAATTCGGATAGCAAGCCCATTTGGCCGGAGCGCTTCACTCTGCAAACTTTGAAAGAAATCCAAAATACTCAGGGAAAAAAGATCTTCGCTACGCAGTACATGAACAACCCAACCTTCGACGATGTGAATGCCTTTGACATATCTATCATTCGGAAGTTCGATGCGTTGCCGGAGGGTGCTTGGACTTATTTCACGGCTATCGACCCTGCTCTCGGTGAAGGGCTCAAGGCCGACTATAGTGCGATTGTGACCGTTGGGCGGAATCACCTGAATGATATCTTTTGTGTGGATGTGCAGAGGGGTCATTGGTCTGTGGACATGCTCATTGAAAACATTTTTGCCGTCCATCGGGCTTGGAAACCTCAGCGAATGGGGTTAGAGAGTGTTCTCTTTCAGAAAGTGCTGATGTACCCTATTCGGGAAGCGATGCGGCGAGAGGACTATTATCTAAGTATCGAGGAGCTAAAGCCTGGCAATAAGAAGAAGATTGGGCTTGCTCGAATTTTCAGCCTCAAGGAGTATTTTGCCAAAGGGGCTTTGTGGATCAGGTCAAATCAAGATGTGGTGTTCAAGGAACTGGAGGAATTTCCCTACGGCGCACACGACGATGTAATTGATGCGTTGGCGTACGCGGTTCAACTAACTCGTTTGCAAAGCGCACCCACCCAACCCCGTGATAATAACCCGCTTTTGGTTGAGAACATTCTTAAATCTCTTCAGCCAGAAACCAGTGACGACTGGACTTGGCACAATAGGGTAGGAGTTTAGCTTGGCAAAGAAGGCGAAACGGAAGTCTAAGAAACGGGCAAGTGCAGTCGCTAGCGCACTCACTAAATCGTTTAAGAAGGGGGTCAAAAGTTATGAAAAATCCAAGTAAGGGTTGGCGCTATTTAGCACTCACGTTCATGCTTGTGGGGGTTTTGGGCGGGACTGCGAAAGCTGAGCCACAAACTCCGCAAGAACCGGAACTCAGCATCCGTACCGTTTTCCTCCATAGCGGCCCGGGGCCGAAGTTGATGGCTTTTGGAGCATGTGGAACCTCTCTTTACACTTGGGGTGAGGTTACTTTAAACCCTTGTCTTTATGGCGCGGCGACAGCCGAGGAAGTTCAAGAACCCTCGTTTTCCGGCCAAGTTGGATTTGGGTTTGGTTTCAAAGCGTTGAGCATCAATTTGGCTGTTGACAGTGCTGGCGGAGAATTTTACTGGGGTTTTGGTTTTGAGCCGTTAACAGCTTTAAACCTGTGGGATTTCACTGACTAATGAGTACACCAGTCCCTGGAGTGGCGACAGCCCAAGAGCCAGATTTCAGTAATTGGAATGCGGGCTTTTTGGTTGTGAATCCACTGGCTAATACGTTGTTGGTTCAAAGTGCTCCTTTAGGCGCAGGAATCTACCATGTGGCTCTTGTAGGGTGGGCTAGTATAGACGCACGATTTCGGTTTGCTCGACGTAATGTGGCAGATAGTGCTGATATTAAGAACGTGGATGTGCCTGTGCCGGCAAATAATCCGGTGTCATTGACTATGCCGACTATCGTGGAAATTGCAGAAGGGGAAACCTTTAAGATCACAAACTTGTCCTCTGTAACGGGGACTGTTCAAGCCTCCCTTTTGTATGCGAGAGTAGGATGAACTGGAATTATTTTCGTTTTTGGTTAAAATGGCGGAAACCTGCTACGCCGGAGCACCCTAGTCGGTGGGCAATCCAGTGTAGATGTGGGCATGCATCCAGCAGGTACACAATTTGCAACCTTGGACATACACAGTGTTTAGAATGTTACAGTGCAGGCGAACTTAATTGCCCCACTTGCAAATAATGAGGTCTTACAATGGCAGTTGGTGAAATACTCTTAAAGAAGGATTTGAATACGGTGATCAGTGGGTACGCTACCCAGCTTCGGTTGTTGAACCTGAAATTAGTTGATATTATGGCGGCGGTGGGTACAAAGACTGAC